GTCTGATTTACCAATACCTGGACTACCCCACACCATGGTGGGATCGCCAGTTGATATATTACGTTTAATCTGACGCATCAGATTACTTGGACTAGTTGATTGCATAATTACCTCCTATACTTTTCAACATTTAATTTACCACGAACACTCGTAGAAGACTTCTTTACCTTCTTCAATCCATTTGAGTGCTTTCTCACAGAACTCGAGATCCTGTTTTTTGTACTCACGCATGGAGTCTTCTTGGAACTGATGTCCCCAAAAGAAACCATCTGGGCAGAAGGGCAAGCTGTCTGTTTGCACAGCTTCTTGCAACTTGAGCACATCCTCTTTGGTGAGCATGAGAGGCACACAGTTGAAGTCTGAACCCATAACACCAAACGGCGTTTCTTCATCCTTCTTGCTGTGCCACAGCTCCATCATAAACTGCTGAAGTCTGGCATGCTTGCGCCAATAGTATGGTGCCTCCATTCTGTCTCCAACATTATCTTTTATATCAACCACGTTTTCTGGTTGTTCTTTCTTAGGGTGTAAAAACCCTGCATTTGCATCTAATCCCATGATTTACCTCCTTTGGTATAGATAATGGGGGCCGAAGCCCCCGTTTGGTTAAGCAGCATCAAACATACCTTTTGTATGCTCAGTTGTCTGCCTGTTGAGTGTATTAGCCACATGGACTGAACAGTCAGCATGTTGCTTGTAATTCCACTCGGCCAGTCTTTGCTGTCGTCTGACGACTTCTGTCTGAACACGCATAGTATTCAAAGACAGATCAGCTAGACCAAACTCAGTGCCGATGGTCTGGATAACTGCAGATAACATACGAGCCTTACGACCAAGACCAAACATCTTGTCTTCACGCTCGATCAGCCACGTTGGTAGCTCATCTTCTGCAGAAACCTTAGCGGCCTCTTCCTTGTACTCATACGCAATAGCAGAGAACTCCGCCCAGGTACGAGTAGTAAGTTGCAACAAGTTGATACCTGTAGATTGTGGGTCAACCTCTAGCAATGGCATGAAACCATCAGCGACAGTCTTGACTTGCTTCTCAAAGTACTCACGTTCTTTGTCAGCCAACTCTGTATCTTCATTGTTGAATTGCATTTCTGTATCCTTCTTGGCATTGAATACCTTCATGATACCGTCAACTCTTGATTGCTGAAACGCTGGTGCGCCATCTGCATCAAGAGCATACTTTGCAAAATAGAAATCAGGTAGCTTCCTGGGTTCTTGTTTTGCTCTCTCCTCGGAGCCTACTGGGTCACCATTAGTATCTGGTGTGTACATAGACTCATCAGTCTTTAGCTCATTGACCAACTCTGGGCCGATCTCCTGATCAGCAGGGTCAAAGTGATTTGCATTCGCCATAATTACCTCCTTTGGCATTAGTTAAACATGTAAGTATCTTTTGATACTCACACAGATCATCATATTCAGCTCGCGAACGAGTTTCGCTCACTTCAGCTTTTTGTAGTACCTCATGGGGTACACTCACTTCTTCTAACATACTTACCTCCTTGTAAATTAGATTAGAAACACATACACACACACTAACTTTTTACATTTGTAATGGAAAAAGTCTGAGCGTGTATCTGGCAGCGGGAGGGGCGCTGCAAACACGGTTAACCGTGTTTAGCATAGGCCAACCCTATGCGGCAACGCCCGTGAGCTGCGATACACGCGAAGCACACCTGCAGGAGCACACCTGCAACCACCAACACATAAAGAGCCGACGCCAACGGCGTCGACCATATTGTTTCTTGTATATAAAAAAAGGGGAACCAATGCACTGATTCCCCTAATAGCAATTTACTCCAGTTAGTTATATGTGAAGATTTTACTAACTAAAAGCGGAAGGACGCCAATCGACTCTACATCATCCCCTACGACTTCACCGGGTGGCTGGAGGCTGATGAGTTTTTGACGCACGCGTCTACTAACTCATCAGCCGATGGCTGGGCGCGACGGTTAGCCGTCGCCCCAGGTTTTGAGGCGTTCTACTGCCTCAGCTTCAGACATATAGTCTGTGTATCGAGCCCAGGGCTCTTTACCTACATAGGTTTCGCCATCTTCCCATGTATACTGGACGGAGCACCAAGCTCCTATGTAATACCCAGCTGGTGTTGACATCACCTCTGCTGGGCCGATTGCAATAACTTTATCTTCCATTTTTAAACTCCTTTATGCTAGTTAAAGTTTCTTCTTTCCATGCTAGGAAGTCATACTTATCCCATGTAAGCATTTCTTCTACACATTTACCGTAGCTGATTCCCATGCCGAGCAAGAGGCCAGCTATAAATATAAATAATTCAATCATCATTGGTACTCCTAGTTAAAAGTTGGGGGGCTTTCTCATTCCCCCCATGGATGTTCCGTAATCAACGCCCTGCGCTTTGCTACGTCCGCAGGATAACGTGCCAACTTTTAGCTAGCTGGCGTAGCTGGAGTATCTTCCTGAACGAAGAAGATTACCTTCTCACCAGCTTTGATATCAAAGTCAGGATAGAAGTTCAAACCCTTGGCATGCGATACGCCAGAACCGACAGTAGCCAGTCTTGCTTGCTCTTTGCCAGTTTGCGGGTTCACAAAGTTACCTCTTTCAACTCTAGCTTTATATTTAACGTTACTCATAATTACCTCCTAGGTATAATTAACAAGAGACAAACCATTCATCTCTTTCATTTAAGTTCATGCTAGCCATGTACATTTGCAATGGACATGGCCAACATAGGACAGTAGCTTCTCGGACATCCAACAGGAGCAGTCCGCCTCTGCCAATATACTTGCCGTATTCCTCTGGCTTAGCGACAAGAACGCTTTTTCCTCCCAACCAGGGGAAGTCAACCTCAGCAGAACGACGCGATATTCTTTAGCCTGCCAGTTTATCTACTCCGCTAGTAGACGCCGTACCACTTACGATATGCTCGAGGATTTTGTCAACACATACCGCACTCCTCTATCAATAGTAGGGATCAACTCAAGGAGAATCAGTCTCACCCATAACCTATTTAACATTTCAAGACACACTAGCCATAGCCATTTGCAATGGCTATGGCCAGCGAGGCGACGGCCCAGGGCCGAGCCGAGCGCCGATTAATATTCAAATACATGAACTTCAAGCCCTGCATTACGCGCAGTATCAATCATGTGCTTGGTGCCTCGGGATTTACCATCCCAGAAGGCCACCAACACATCGGCGTAATCTGCCATAAGACGATTACGACGAGGGCCGGCTGATTTGCCGTAAGCGGCCCAATCAGCTGGAAACTGAGTGATCTGCAAATCAAACTCTCTGGCGAAGCGCTCACCAAGCGCGTCTGCCCCACGGCAGGCGCCAGATACAATCTCTAGGCCTGTTTGCTCAGCGCCATTAAAGAACGCAAGATCAGGCTCAAGAAGATTCATGTAGTCAAGCAGTAGCCCATAATCATTAAAATCACGACCACCAGCAATAATCATTTTCAACATAATATATACTCCATATAATTAATTACACCTCCACACACACTAGCTCGACGACCTGTGGTCGGCGTGCTAAATGTTCCACATGTTCCACATGGTTCCACGACAAGTGGAACACGATTAGCGTTACAACTGTGCGGGGTCAGAGGTCTGGTTCCACTGGTTCCACGTAGAATAGAACTTCGGACAACGAACATTCAACAACGAACCAGGGTCCGAGTTGATGTACTGCCAAGTTCCTCGTGGAACAACGGAACCAACACCTCAGTAGCACGCACGCAACCCGCACGGCTACAACGCTAAACGCGGTTCCATGGACACGGGTGCCAACGGCACACTTCCGTGGAACCGATGGAACCACAAATGTGCACGTCGCAACCCGACGATGCACATTGATGATAGTAGTTTGAATAAAAAAGAAGGGGGCTGGACGCCCCCGGTAGTTAGGAAGAGAAGAGAAACTCTATGACAGAGTCTGGTAGGTGGAGTGTGTACTCGCTCATGACTTCTGAGCCAGTGGAAGTTTGCCTTGCTTAGGCTTACGAGTGGAAGCGTACCCCTGAGCAATGGCGGAACCATACTTAACAGTAGTAGCTTTGAGTGAACCAACGCTGTCTTTGATAGACGATGTTGATATAGTATCGACGCCATTGTGAATGGACGCTGTAACTGATCCGATGCCAGTTAATAGTTTTGTCATTATATTCATATTTACCTCCAATGAATTTAGTTAATAACACTTGAATACACACTAGCTCGTACATCTCTGATGGACGTAGCTTTTTTCAATACAAGGTTCCAATGAAGAGAACGACGACCGGCTTTTGACTTTGGAAAAAGGAGGGAGGAGTGGTGTCTGGTGATAGTAGTAACCAATGCGTGAGCGATATAGAGTATATTTTTCAAAAAAAATTTTCCCACAAAAAATTTACAAGTTATCCACACATGTGGTATTTTTAGCATATGAGTTTAGTAGAATCTCAAGCAATCGAAGTAACCGATGAAGACAGACATGAGCTTCAATCTCATTTTCCATATGCGGGCGTAAAATTATCAGAGCTCTCTGTCCAAGAAGAGAGGTTGATTTTGTTTTATATAAGAGGCATGAGCAAAGCGGCAGCGGGCCGTGCAGCGGGGTACAGGAACCAAGATACTGTGTACTCTGTTTTTCAAAAACCTAAGATCCAACAAGCAGTCGAATATCTACGAAACGAGTTCCGTGAAGAAGTAAAGTTCGACAAAAACACAGCGACCTCTATGTATTTAGAAGCGCACCGTAAATCAGCTAACGCGACTGAAGAAAAAAATGTCGTCGATTCGTTATGCAAGCTCCACGGTCTATTTGCTCCTGACCAGGCAACACAGGTTAATATAAATGTTGATACAGTTCAGCAATTAGAAAAACTACCAGACTCTGAATTACTAAAACTAGCAGGAGTAGATACAGAGTATTTAAAACCTAAGGGAGGAACAAATGACTAGTAAATATCATCAGCAGGCGAGAGCCACTAAAAAGAAGATGAAGAAGAAAAAAATCAAGGGTAAGTTTCCTGATATGAACAAAGACGGGAAAATTACTTTTGCAGATATAATTATGGCCCGTAAAAAAGGCAAAAAGAAAGGGAGAAAGTAATGCATTGCATAAATCAAAAACCAAAAAAGATGTCTATGAAAAAAGGCAGAAAAAATAAAGGGTATTCAGGAGGAAAAAATGCCAAGAAAAGCAAAAAGCAAAACTACTAAGAAGAAAAAAGGTGCAAAGCCAACTAATCCAACTCTATATGCTAGAGTAAAAGCCGAAGCTAAACGAAAGTTTAAGGTCTACCCAAGTGCATATGCCAATGGGTGGCTAGTAAGAACTTATAAAAAGCGTGGCGGCGGATATAGGTAATGGCTAAACCTACTGGCGGTCTCACTGCTTGGTTCGGAAAGGGGCCAAAAGGAGATTGGGTAGATATTGGAGCACCAAAGAAGAAGGGCAAATATCAACCGTGCGGTAGAAAATCAGCTACAAAGAAAGGAAAACGTAAATATCCAAAGTGTGTGCCTCGGTCAAAAGCGAGATCCATGACCGCCGCACAAAGAAAAAGCGCCGTTAGAAGAAAACGAGCAGCGGGGAATCCAGGCGGGAAGCCACGTAACGTAAAAACTATAGTCAGGAAAAGGAAGCCTGCAGTAAAAAGGAGGACTCGTGCCAAGAAAAAGAGATAAAATGCCTAAAAGGAACAAAAAGAACTTTAGGCCAACGAAAAAAGGCGCTGGAATGACTAGAGCAGGCGTAGCGGCCTACAGAAGAAAGAACCCAGGGTCAAAATTAAAGACAGCCGTCACAGGAAAAGTCAAAAAAGGCTCAAAAGCGGCCAAAAGACGTAAATCTTACTGTGCTAGAAGTGCAGGACAGATGAAAAAGTTCCCAAAAGCGGCGAAAAACCCTAATTCAAGGCTAAGACAGGCCAGAAGAAGATGGAAGTGCTAAATGGACTATAGTTTTGGAGCATTTACATCTTGGCCAGACTGGACAGAGCCCGCTCTAGGGGTGTTTATTCTTATAGTTATGGGGTTTTTTGCTTATATGTCAGCACATTTAGTGTCTGAACGTAAAGCAGGTAAACAAATACCAACGTTTTGGGAAAAGGAGGAAGATATGGGATACGGTGCAGGATCATATTCTAAAAAGCCGGCGAAGAAAAAAGCTAAAAAAGCTAAGAAGTCGACTATGAAGAAAAAGAAAAAATAAGTGACAGAACAAATTAAAATAGAATGCTATAAGTGCAAGAAGCTTTTAGCAGATAATCTCGTTTTACCCAAAGGACTTTGCGTGTATTGTGCAGCGGATGAGTCTGAGCAGTTGCCCGCGCCTGAAAAACATGAGAAAAAGCCTGATAAGGCTAAGATACGTGCGGAACAGGAGCTAGCGTTAAGAATACTGGCACGAAAGCGCATGTTACCCTTTGTAGAGAAGTTTAATCCTGATTACCAAGCAGGTTGGGTGCATAAAGACATCTGTAATAGGCTAGAACAGTTTAGCCAGGACGTTGCTGATCAAAAATCCCCAAGATTGATGCTATTTATGCCTCCTAGGCATGGTAAAAGCACCTTGGCTAGTGTAGCTTTCCCTGCTTGGCACTTGGGCAGAAACCCTGGACATGAGTTTATAAGTTGTTCATATTCTGGTTCTTTGGCTATGAACTTTTCTAGAAAGGTTAGACAAGTACTAAGAGAACCTAGTTATAAGACAATATTTGAAAAAACAAGACTGGACAAAGATTCGCAGTCTGTAGAATCGTGGCAAACGAGCCAGGGTGGTGGGTACGTGGCCGCTGGTGTTGGCGGTGGTATCACAGGTAAAGGTGCGCACGTGTTGCTAATCGATGACCCGATTAAGAACAGGGAAGATGCAGAATCAGAGAACAATAGAGAAGCGAACTGGGATTGGTACACTTCTACAGCTTATACACGTTTAGCCCCTGGTGGTGGGATCTTAGTCATTTTAACTAGGTGGCACGACGACGATTTAGCAGGAAGGT